CTACTGGTGTACCTGACTAGCGAAGTGCTTTATCTGATACAGCGGGGACAGGCTCATAGCCGAGGCCAAATGCTCCGGCGATAGGTGCGCATACCGCATGGTCATCGTGATCGAGGAGTGGCCGAGGATCCGCTGTAGGGTCAGGATGTCCCCTCCCCCCATCATGTAGTGGCTGGCGAAGGTATGGCGGAGAATGTGGGTCATCTGGCCCGGCGTCTGGAACCCGCAACGCTGATAGGCGCAGCGGAACGCGGCGCGGCAGGACATGAACAGGCGGCCAGATCCAGGCATGCCCATCTTGAATATCAACCTCTCCAACTCGTCCGGGATCGGCACTGATCGGCTCTGCCGATTCTTGGTCCGGTGATAGTGCACCTTGCCGCCATGCACAGCGCCCCGTGTCAGGCTTTCCGCCTCTTCCCAGCGGGCTCCCGTGGCGAGACACAACAGCGCGACCGGATAGGTATGGTTGTTCGTGCTGGCCTTGCACTCTTCCAGCAGTCGAGCGACCTGATCCAGGGACAGAAACGTCAGTTCGACCTGATCCGTCTTGATTTGCCGGACCTTGCCCAGCGGGTTTTCCTTGTGCCAGGAGCCCAGGCGAATCAGTTCAGAGAAGACCGCCGACAAGTAGCGTTGCTCGTGATTGACCGTCTCAGGCTTCACCTCGGTCAAGCGACGTTGCCGGTAGCGTGCCCACGCCAACGAATCGAACTCGAACGCCAGAGGGTTCCCTAGCCGCTTCGCCAGCGCCTCGCAGCGCGCCAAGCGTTGCTTGCCATCCTTCAAGGTGCAGCCGTGGAGGTCATACCAAACCTTCACCAGATCGGAGAGCCGGTCATCCAGCGGTCGGCCCGTCTCGCCCTTCACGGCGAAAAAATCCTGCTCATAGCGAATCGCGGCAGACTTGGTGGCGAAGCCTTTCTTGCGAATCCTGCGCCCGGAACGACCATTCTCATAGAAGTCAGCCGTCCACGTCTTGCCGTCCTTGCGTACCGTCATATCGCATATCCCTTGCGCAGATAGCGATCACACATGAGCTTGTGGATATGCCTTTCCAGATCGCGACGAGTCCAACCCTTGGCGAGATAGTGGTCTTCGATAACGTGCCAGAACTCCAATTTGCGGGCGGACTCAATAGCCTTTTTTGCCGGGACACGCTCCCGCGCGATCAGGCTCACGAACTGGCCGAGAAACATCTCGCAGTTACGCCCGCTAAAGCCCTTGGCGGTCTTGTAATAGCGCCGATACTCGGTGCGCTCGATCAGCGGATCGCACTCGACTTGGACGCGAGCATCCTGGCTGATCAGGCTCCAGAAGGCGTCATACATGCCCTCCCGAGAGAGCACACGGAATGCCTCGCAGGCATAGTTCCACAGCCCCTGTAGGTGCGGGCAAAGGCCCTCGTAGGTGCGGCAGCCGATGACCTCTCCCGAGGCCATACGCGAGCCTTCGGAGAACTGCTGGACGATGGAGTGGTGATAGCGAAACTCGATCCGCCACACCGTTTCCAGGGGGTTATAGGCCGGGTCGCCATCACCGAACGGATCCCCGTTCAGGGTGGCCCACACGCTTTCCCAATAGTCGAGCTTGTCGGTGGCCCGAGCCTGGAGGGTCTTGTTATAGATCGACAGTTGCAGGCCGTTGGCCGAGCCGAACATGTACGTCTCGCCACGCCCGTAGACCGAGGCGTTGCCGTCGAATTCGATCCGCTCGATCCCACTGATTTGTCGCACCCGACGCGAGCGACAATGCATGCGGTCCACCAGATCGCGAGGCGGTTTCCAGCCCTGCACGTCCAAGGCGATATGCACAGCGGCTTGGTTGGTTTCGCAGTGACTCAGCACGGCAGCGGCCAAGTCATCCAGCACGCCCTGGAGGATTCGCGGATCGGCGCCATCGAGGGCGTGAGGCGATACCTCGATCTTGAGGTGCGAGCCGAGGGTATCGACCTTGATGTTGTGGTTCTTAATCAGCAGGATCAGCCCCATTTCAGCGTTCTGCAGGCGGTACTGATAGCCAGAGTCGCGACCGATACGGCCCTTGGACCATTCGTAGCCGGCGAACTCGACCACATCCACCGACAGGTCAAACAGCGCCATGACTTCCGGCCGGAGCTTGCCGTTGTACAACTGCCGCACCGTATCCACACCGCAACGCAGAATGCGCACGCCTGACAGGTCGGTGAATTGAGCCGTGGTGTCGTCGAAGAACAACCGCCCTTTCGGGCTTTCCAAGACCTGACCGTCCGACTCGATACTGACGCGAATTTGATGGCTGATTTTCTTCATCTTTAACGATCCAAATTGGTACGAATTGAAACCGCAATAGGTGGCTTATCTGACGTGTTACAGGGGCGTCGGCCGCGCCTTCGGCCTATCGCTCATGCCTTGCGCTCCCGGCCGGCGGCGCGGCCCGCCCCTCATGGCGGCACCCCTACCGCCGCTAGCACCGTCATCACCGTCCACCAGTGATGCAGCGCCCAGCCCACAGCCACCGGAACGAGGAATTCCCAATCGATCATTTCTGCCTCCAGGGCCGCGAGGCGTATTCGGAATCGGGGACGATGGTCAGCGGCGACTGGCCCCTGGCCGGTGCGTCTGCGGACGCGGCGACAGGCGCTACCGGAGCGATGCTGGCCACCGCGCCGGGCTGCCTCCCGGCACAGGTGACGGTCTGTTTCCAGTCCTCATAGCGAAGCTCTACGACGCACTCGCCCTTGGGCATCACCCGGTAGCCGGAGCCGATCAGTTGCCAGCTAGTCAGTTCCAGGCGCCGGCCCGTGGGATCGTCCAGGGCGAACAGGTAAATGTCGCCCCGCGACTTGCGGTAGGCGTGGGCAAGGATGGAGATCCGCCGATCAGCGAAGGGATGGGCGTTCAGATCAACAGGCGCAGCAGCAGACCCATCAGGTACAAGCCCAGGAGGAAGAAAGCTATTCGCAGCAGGACGCGCTGGAGCAGCCACAGCAGCGGGCGCAGCAGGGGCTTGAGCAGGGTCGCCAGGAGCGTCGGCAGGTGTCGCAGCAGCCGGACCGCCAATCGTGCGCAGAGGCCCCATATACCAGACAAAGCCAATAGTGCCGGCCAGCAATGCCAGTAGAAGAACCAGCTTAGGCGACCGGAAGAGGCTCTTGCCGGCCTTGGTGTCCTGGGTCTTGCCGGTGGCCGTGGACTGGTAGAGGGCGAAGGTCTGCTTTCGGATCCGCTTGTATTCGATGATGGTGCCATCGGCGGGCGGACGGTTGAGTTGGGCGTCATGCTGGGCCTCCTTGTAGCGGCCAGGGATGCCGATCACCGCGAGGTTGGAATGCTTGTAGGCCATCTCGCAGGTCATGCGGATATCGTCGCGGATGTAGGAGATGTTCGGCGTGGTGAGGACGATGTCCCAGTTGAAATGCCGGTGCCGGGTCCAGGCGTCGAGCCAGCCCATGGGGCGGTCGGCCGCGTGGGCCGCTTCCGGTCCACCGGGGTAGTCGAAGCGCTCGAGGTCTTTTTCCCGCCAGGACTTGGGAAACAGCAGTTGGGTTTCGTCGAAGATCAGGAAGGCCCCGCGGGGCGCCCACTGAAACCACGTGCGCATCTTTTCGAGGTCTTCCAGCGACTCCAGATCGAGGTTGATGATTTCCGCCGTGTTGGGCAGGTCCGGGAAGACCTGATAGGCCCGCTCCAGAGTGAAGCCGCGCACGTTGGTGATGATCACCCGCCCGTCTTTCAGCGCGGGCACGGCGTCATCCTGGATCGCGCCGGAGGTCTTGTAGGAGCCATTGGGGCCGTGGTGGATCTTGATCGACACGGATCACCTCCCAATGAACGGCACGAAGCGCATGCAGAAGCGCGTCGCCGCCGCGACCATGATGATGTTCAGCGCCTGCGGCACGCCGAAGAAGGCCAGACCCGCCGCAATCGGCCCCGGCAGCGCGGCGTACATGCTGCGGATCATCTGCGGCACGCCGAGGCTGTCGATCAGTTCGCGGGCGGCGGTGTAGCTGACATCGATCAGCAGGATCAGGGTCTGGAGCGCGGCGTACATCGACGCCTTGGTGGCGACCACCAGGCCGTCGCGCACGAAGTCATAGATGCCTTGGGCGAAGAAGTCCCAGATCCACTGGAAGAAGGCGATGATCTGATCGAGAAAACCGGAGAGCCATTCCATAGGGTCAGTCCTTCAGCAGAATGAGGGCGGCGATCAGCGCGGCCATCAGCAGCAGCGCCACGCGCAGGCTGGAGAGTTGGCCGGCGTAGTCGGAGATACAGAGGGAGTAGGACTTGCCCCAAATGGTCATGGGCTCGCAGGGCAGTTGCCCGCCGCCTTCCGCCAGGTTGAGGTCGAAGGCACCCTTCATCTGGTCGACGTTGGCCTTCACCTTGGTCTTGAGTTCTTTCTTGGCGTCCTCGACCTTCTTTTCCCAGGTGGCGATGGCGTCATCCCAGGTGCCGGGCGTGGGTTCCTTGAGTTCGCCGCCGGGGCCTTCGGGGCCGGTGGAGCAGTTCTCTTTCGCCGGGTCGCAGGTGCCGTTGCCATCGCCGCCCGTGCCGCTGCCGTCACCGTCGCCGCTACCATCGCCCCCGCCGTTGCCGTCCCCTCCCCCGCTGCCGTCGCCGCCATTGCCGGTGCCGCCGTCGTTGCCGCCGCCGTTGTTGTTTCCACCGCCATTGCCATCGCCGCCGCCGTCGCCATCACCGCCCGGCGTGGTTGGGTCGGTTGGATCCGTGGGATCGGTCGGGGTCTTGACGCAGGTAGTCCCCGACCACGACCAGCCGGGCGGGCAGCCGGGGTCGTTCGGGTCGGAAGGATCGGTGTTCGGAGTGTCGGGCGGGTTCAGCGAATCGCCGGTCTGGGAGAAGGTGTAAGAGTCGGCACCGCAGCTTTGGCCGGTGCCCTTGAGAATGTAGTTGCAGAAGCCCGTCGTGGTGGAGCCTTTGACCAGATAGCAACTGGCCGGGCTGGGATTGCCGCCATACTCACAGCTTTGATAGCAGGCGGTCGGGGCGCCGCCGTCACCGACATAGTTACGGCCTCCCGAGGTAACTACGGGCGAGTCCGGGCCCTTGGCCGGGAACAGTTCGCCTTCCTTACACTCCTTGGGCGGCGGCTCACAAATACCAGTGGAGGCATTGTAGGTATCATCAGCATTGGCACACTGATCCCCCTTTCTAAAAAGCTTCCAGCTAGCGCAGTCATCACAAGTATTAACAACACTAGGGTCTCTACGAGAAACATACACAACAGAACAATATGAATTATCCAACCCATTCATCTTGGGCGTGGCGCTTGTATAGTTCCAATCCGGAGACCTATCCGCAACAACCCGTGCTTTCTCGCATGCTTCGGCAGGAGTGCTAGAGCCACTGGAGGAGTACATAACAACCTCCCATATATAAGGGCCCGCAATAGCACTCCGAGCAAAGAATAACGAAGGCAACAAGCACGCCGTAAGAAGCGTTACCCTCAGGACAGATATCAATGTCTTAATGCTCATTTATCTTTTCTCCGGGTAATAAAAAGCCCCGCCGGAAACTCCGGAGGGGCTTCCGCCTCGGTCTGTTCGGTTAGAAGAATTCGCCGGTCCGGTACCCGGTGATGAAGGCGCCGGCGAAGAACGCCCCCAACCACACCGACCAGAGCACCCGTTACGCCTTGCGCAACATGCTGTAGATCAGGCCGGCGACGGCCAGGATCACCAGGGCGCCGACGATGTAGCCGCCAATGGCCTTCATATCGCCCTGGCCATCGGTGATCGCCGATTCCACCGCGCTGGTGTCGATCACCCCGGCAAAGGCCGGCAGCGAAGTCGCGGCAGTGACGGAACCGGCGATGCACAGGTTGCGGAACGAGGCGACCGGGCTGAACTTGGCGATGCGTTGCTTCATTGCTTTCATGGTGTTTCCTCTCTACTTGGCTTTACGAAGAAGTGACGCGACCCAGCCAATCAAAAGCCCCGTCACGAACGATCCCAGGACGCCAGCGGCACCGATGCCAAAGGCTTCCGGGGAGAAACCACCGTTGACCAGGATGTCCACGTATCCAGCGGCCTCGGGCGGAATCAGGTAGGCCTGTTGCCATGCGAGTTCGCGACACGCCATGAAGCCCTCGGGGGTCGAGGTCCACGCGGTACACACCTGCACAGCGACAACGCCTGACATAGCGATCAGTCCTCAAACAGCCAGGGAGGCCGCTAGGCCGTCGATCCAGCCCCAGGCGTAGCCAGTGGCCAGACCTACCGCGAACAGCGAGAGATAGCGGAGCATCGCGGCCTCCTACGGCTTACGCCTTGGCGTCCGGGGACTTGTCTTGTTTGTCCTGGCCCTGCGGCTGCTGGGCCGGGCGCGGGGCTTGGGCCTGCGCTTGCGGGCGGGCCGGGGCTTGGGCGGTCGGCGCCATCGGCTTGCCGCCCACGGCCAGCAGATCCACGAGGACCTGGGTATTGGTGATCCGGCCGAAACGGTCTTGGGTCGGACGGACCACGCTGGCGAACTTGCAGAGCACCGGCTGGCCTTCGAAGACGATGGCGTCCAGCAGGGTCGGCTCGATGTTGTATTCGCTGATCTCGAAGCCCTTGGCGTTGCCACGGGCGCCTTCCGGGATCGGGGCGATGGACTGGACCGAGGCGTAGATTTCCCCGGTCTTGGTCGAGGTATAGGTGTCGGTCTTGGTGACCCACAGTTCGACGACGCCGCCTTGGGTTGCAAACATGTTCATCGGTGTTTCTCCTTCAATTCGCCTTTTTCGGCGTGAGTTAGCCCGCTGCTGCAATTCGGCTCATGTGCCGGTGATTCAGCGGAAGTGATTGCTTAGGAAAAGAAGAGCCTTTTTTACCGAGTTTCAGTGAGTTCTAGTGGAGCTATATCAACACAGATAAAGCGCCTAAAATCGTTTCTGAGGAAATATCAAGCTACTGAACTTATTGAGCAACAAAGTGCAGTAACGAGCATTTCGATTTTCGCCGAAATGAATAACTTTCAAGTCTGTTAACACCAAGGGCTCTGCCCTTGTCATCCCGCTCTTGCCGCCGAGGGCTCGGGAGCGCGGGGCGGAGGAGCTGCCCCACACTCCCCAGCGGAGGCTGTTTCAGGGGGGAGGCGTTCAAGGGTGCGCTCCGCCCGTGCTTCCGTTCGCCGGAACGGTGAAGCTGTTCCGACGAGCCGGGAGCGCGGCCCTTGACCGGATCGGCCACGGTACGGGCGGCCTGGATCAGGCAGAGCAGGAGCAGCGCTTTCAGGGTGTTAGCGAGCATGGGTCAGCCCTCCAGTTGGAATGCTTCGCGCACGGGCACGAAGGGCGTGGGTTTCCCGCTGTCGTACACAACGTGCCAGTACTTCGGCGGACGCCGGGACGGGTCGTGTTTCGCGCAGAAGGAACGGGGACGGCAGAACCAGCGGCCATCTTCCAGATAGGGCAGCCCAGGGGGCCGGCAGTCCGGACACGGCGACGGGCTGTGCAATGGGATGGCCTGCCTTGCGGACCAGCACACAGAGCAGGCGCAGTCCGGGGCGTGGGTTTGGCGCAGGTAGTAGGGACTGGCGGCCATGGTTCATGCCCTCACCCCACGGATGCGGTACACCTGCCGAGCGCGTTCGCGGGTCAGGCCGAAGGAGCGGCGAGCTTCTTCTTCAGTCGGGAAGACAGCCACCAACTCTTCGACCCAGCGTTGGCATTCCACGCGGGAAATGCCCTGATGGACGCGATGCCAGCGGCGTTGCCGGGTCGGGCCGTGGAAGGTGCAAATCTCTACGAGGTAACGCATATCAGGCACTCCATTCCTGTTCCAGCAGCCAGGTACGCAGCAGCGCGCTATTCACCATGCGCAGCTTTCCAAGCTTCACGGACGGCAGTACACCCCGATAAACCCAGGCGCGGGCGGTCCCGTAACTGATGCCGTTACGCTCCGCCCACCGTTCGATGGACTCCACATCCTGTTGCGGCCCTATCAGGGCGCTGGGGTTAAGCTCTTCCAGTTCCATGCTCATTCCGTCACTATTCGTGGCATTAGCAAAATTCACTTATGGATTAAGTCCATATGGACATTATCCATAAAACAGAAAATATGACAATAGTCCATAATGGTATTTATCAATGGCTGAAGGCATGGCCAATAGAGCACTTCAATTGCTCGATCAGACCAGCTTGAAAGAGTTGGCAGAGGTCAATAGCAAGGACTACGTCCGCTGGCAGAGTATTAAGAGAGGTAGGGCAAGGATTGGCGCAGAAGAGCTAGAACAGCTTGGGACAATCTATCCCCAGTATCGTTGGTGGCTCATGACTGGAGAAGTAATGCCCGAAATTGGACAAACTAGTCCATCTTATGACGAAGCCAATCGAAACTTGCCCAATTAAAACGCGGGATAGCGATCACTAGAAAAGCAGCACTGCGATGGTATGCCCTACGAACGGAAGGCAAGAATGAAAGCTGACAAGGATGATGCACCGGAATACTTGAGAAGAAAACGGAGCCAAAGCCTTGGTAAATGGGCGCTTCCAGTCGTTCTAGGGCTGGGGCTTTCAGGGTTGGCCTTAGACATGGCAGGAAACAAACTCACTTTATTTCCAAAACCCCAACCCAGCCAACCCTCTAACCTTGAAAAACCTGCTCACACCCCTGTCGATAACGCTCCCCAAAACCAGCCTCAAAAGACATCAGAAGAAATTTTTTGGGAAAGCGTTAATGCACCCAATCACCAACAGAGTCAGCCTAAGCAAACTATTTATAACGATAGTAATTACAGAGCACAAAAGCCGACCAACATCTACACACCGCCAGCCCCCCAACGAGTAGTATCCGCGCCCCAGCAAACACAACAAAACCGAACCAAACGGGCAAATCGTGAACGTACTTCTACATGGATTAAAAGTTGGAATGGCGGTACAAACTATCTAGCAGAATGGCTATCCGTAAACAACTATATAGATGGCCACAGTGTCTGCGCCAATCACCGACGCGGATCAATCGACTACCGCGAGTGTCGTAAGGCTGCCAAGCAGAATTTCCATGAGCAGTGCAGAATCTGGCGTGCACGTTATGACAATGATCGAAAAGCAAGCAGTGATCGAATGAAGACACGTTACTGCACTGCGGCGAGCAGTTTCAATCCAATGGGATAATTTAATTAAAATAACGCCATTACAACCGACAGAAACATTCTACCAAGCCTACTTATAGCTGAGGCTCGTAATATGACCTCTGACGCACCTCCGAATTTTGGCGGAATGCTTCACTCGCCACCAACCGAAGACCGCAACTTCTTAGATCACTATTTCTCCAACATCTATAACAAGCTGCAGCTACGACCCATCGATCCTGAAGACCTGGCAAAGGCCAAGAACATTACCCCAACCCATGCAGTTCCCGCTGCGAGTTATAAGGTAGCAATCAGAGCAAGAATGAAAGAGACCTTCACCCAAGGCTATCTCACCGGAGTCGCCACATGA